CTCCAGGCTATGTCAAAAAGATGCAAGCTGGCTGGATTCCTCATACTTTTGGTTGCAACTGGAAATATGAAAAAGACAGCTCTTTTATTGGCATTGATACTGGCGGAGGCGGCTCTACTGGAGGTTCGTGGCCTTATAGTAATGAAACAATTAATCTTATAAACAACGCCGTTATTATCGGAGATGCTTCATATTATGATTAAGCCGTTTACAATCGACCGTATTGAAAATTTACCAAATGATATGGTAAAAATTTATTTTACAGCATATCGAACATACTGGGATAATGAAAATCAAAGAGGCATGACTCAAAGAATAGTTGACACAATTGTTGTTAAAACATCTGATAACTATGATAAAGTCGTGTATGATTATCTGAAAGATAGAGGTCTTATATCATGATTGAAATGATGGAATCAGAAGGATCAAACCCTAGAGTTGCATTTGAAATTGGTACTCTAGAGTTTAATGAAAAGGTTGAATTCCTTAGAACACATTTTAAAGATCACACTTATATAGAGCCTTCGTTATGGCGCTCTATTAGTTCTCATCAATTTAATCCGATCTATAATGATTATATAACATCAATTGTATTTAGGAAAAAGCCTTTTTATGCAAATAAAGATCCTTTAATGATTGCAGTTGGTCGTAAATTCTTTATGCAGAACAAATGGATATATGATAAAGTTTACAATATTTTGTTAGACCATCCAGATATTGATTACCCACAAAACAGTTACCCAATTGCACTAGGCGAACTGATTAATGTATACGGTCAGCCAGGTGATACCGACTTTTCTTACATAAAAGATTTGTATTTTATGAATGCAGATCATGAAGCGGTAGAAGCTTGGGCTGGTAAGTCTTTGCCAAAAGGATCTTATTCTACTTTTTATTCTTTTACTTATAATTCGAATACTAAAGAAACTCTTAGATTCAAAACTTACACTTATGACGAGCAAGGCGCTTTTTCAGACTGGGATGTTGTTTGGAATGTGGCATTAAAACGTTACGAGAAAATAACTGGAACAACTCCAAAATGGTTGCTTGAGGCGAACCCGTTAAATTAACCCAAAGACGTTCCCCTCCAAATTGAAATTTTATCATAGATTAGTTGTTATAGAAACATAAAATTCTTAAAATATAGAATTATATTAATATCGAAAATTGGAGTAATCGAATGTTACCTGCTATATTAGCGCCAGTGTTAACAACACTGGCATCCAATGGTTTGAATCTTTTAGCTGGAGCAATCCAAGCAAAAGGTAAACAAGTTATTGAAGATAAACTTGGTGTGTCTATTGAAGACACTGCCAAGACAGAAGCTGGTCTTTTAAGGTTGAAACAGCTTGAATTTGAACACGAACAATTTCTTTCTGAAATTTCTGTTAGGAAAGCCGAGATTGATTTAGAAGCAGAAAAAGCTGCTCAAGTTGCTGTGACAAACAGATGGGAAGCTGACATGCTTTCTGATTCATGGCTTTCTAAAAATGTTAGACCAATGATCCTTTTGTATTTGCTTGGAGCTTATACAGTCCTTTCTGTGTCTAGTGGTTTTGGCTTTACAGTGACTCAAGCCTATGTTGAGCTTTTAGGTCAAATGCTTATGATGGCTTTCTCAGCATACTTTGTAGGAAGAACTGTTGAGAAATGGAAAGATATGTCTGAAAGGGGTAAGCAATGACTTTAGGTGAACACCAACAGGCATTCTCTAGAGATCTCGTACAGTTGCTAAATAGAGCTTTCACCCTTGGCTATGAGGTTAGAATTGGTGAAGTTGAAAGAACTATTGAACAACAGAAGCTTTATGTCAGCACAGGCAGATCTAAAACTATGAATAGCAATCATTTAAAGAAATGTGCAGCAGACTTGCACTTCTTTAAAGATGGCAAAATTTGGTATCCAGACGAACTAGGAAGTTTTTGGGAATCTTTGAACCCTTTAAACTCTTGGGGCGGTAACTGGAAATCCTTTAAAGATAAGCCTCACTTCGAGCGAAGAGCATAATACAATATCCCCACGTCATGTGGGGATAAATTTTGCGGTAAAATGAGTATCTTATATGATAGCATCCAAAGCTATTAATTTGTTTAACTTAAAGGAGATTGAAATGTCTTTTGTAAAAGCCTTAGCTGCTGTTTTAGTAGCTTTGTCGTCTACTTCTTATGCAACTGAAATTTATCCAGTCAACACACTGGGTCAACGAGAGTATCATAAGAATCATTTAGAGGTGAAAGATGGTCGTATTGTAGAAGTCACACCAACTGGAAAAGTCGAGTATCATAAACAACAATATGTTATTAGAGATAATAAGATATTGCCTGTTACTGCCACTGGACAAATTCAATATCATAAACCTGCTGCAAGGAGCAAATAATGTTTTCAAAAGAAACTGAAGAATTGTTTATAAAAGTGTTTGGTGTAGATGCAATATTTGGTTCACGTAGGTATCGAGCTTCGTCTTGTACCTATAAGGCCTATTGTAGACTAATGCGTATTCAACCTGTGGAGCTTTAACATGAAAGATTTTATTGAGCTTTTGATGAAGCCTTTTCGTAAGCCTAGTGCTGAAGTAATTGCACAAGTCTCTATTGAGGAATCTAAAAGAAATTTACTTCGGTGGCAAGCTGATGCAAGATATTCTCAGAAGATGGTCGAGTACTACGAGGATAGGATTGCAGTTCTTAGAAAACAACTTAGTTTCGGTATCGAAGATTTTGCGGAAAAATGAGTATCTTATATGATAGACAAAAGTCTCTTAACCTGAAAGGAAAAATCATGTCTTCGCATCGTTTTGTGTATCTGAGTCTTGTGTGCTTCATTGCATTCATCTATGGCTATATCATTAGTCTTAGCATGCTTGCAATCATGTTGGGTCTTGGGATTGACGTTGCTATTTCGTCTGTAACAGCTCTTATTGTGTCTACTTATAGCACTTTGCTTATTAGCGATCACATTGAGTCTGTAGCAGATAAGGTAACAACAGGTTTGCTTAAAGTCAAAACATTCTTTCGCAACAAGAAAGAAGAATTTGATGCTGCAAACTTCAATCGTAAAAATGGTCTTGTTCTTGTTTCTTGAAAGGAAATTTAAATGAAAGCGCTTGTTGAAAAATTGACAGATCCTGACTTTGGTGACACGCTTGTTCTTTGGACTTGCTTGTATGGATTGGGATTTGTAACTGGAATGTTGGTCTTTGAAAACGTCTGCAAATAAAGGAGATATCATGAGTATCAAAGAAAAGATTTATACTACTGCACTGCATTATGTGTCTCGGTTAAGCAAGACACCTGAAGCAAAGGTTGTAAGTATAATCACTAAAGTTGCAATATCAAAAGAAGATGTTGCAGTAATTAACTTTAAGAAGCTTGACATTAACGATGAAGATCGTGATCGAATCATTCGAGCACTATCTGAGAAGTTTAACGTGTTTAAGCACCCTGAATTTAATTACATTGTTGTTTCAATCAACTGAAAGGTCTAAAAATGTTTTCTTCAATTCTTTCTTCTGGTCTTAAGTTTGCCGGTATTACTCTTGTTATCGGCTCCCTGTTGGCATTCCTTAGCGCACCTGTGTTCTTTGGAATGGTAATTATAACAGCATCTGTATTGATGACTGTTTATACTTACACAGCAATTGCCTTTATTCTTGGAGCCATTCTAAAATGGTTCAAAGTAAGGAAAGGCAATGACGCTATCAATAGTAATTGAAGGCTGGTACTGTATCAGTAAAGAGTATCCCGATCTTAGCAGAACAGTTTTAAATAGTAATATATTTAAGCTGTCTGCTAGATCTTTTGATATTCTATCATTGCATGTTACAGACATCGGTCGGATACAAGGGTCTTTTCTAAATCCTACATATGTTCAAGGTATTGTTGATACCAAAGGGTCGCTCATCCCGTTCTTTATTGATAGACAAAAAGCAAAAAAGCTACAAGCATTAATTGATTCGGTTAGGAATGAAACGAGCATAACCTTGTAGCAAAGCGCCTCCGGCATTACCTCGAAAGGGGTAGTGTCGGAGGTTTCTTTGTTTATTTTTTGTCAGGAGGTTAGACATGAATTCGATTGATCTCAAGATCATTCATTTCACATTGCTCGTTGTAATTCTGTTCTTGTTCTCAAAACTGTCTATAGATGCTATCATACTAGGTGCTGTTGCAATTTATTTGTATCAGCGTCGAGGTATGAAATGATTGAAGCCTTAGTTGGAATTTACTTGATAACACTCGTTCCAAAAATTGTTATGAGGATTGCAAACATTGAAACAAAAACTGATTGACTCTATAAGTTCTAGAATAAAGACTGAAATTGCACCACAAAGTCCTTTGAAGTTTTTATTTAAATTAAAGGTAGAAGATTACATTGATAATGTAATATCTGTAGTCTATCTATACACTCGTGCAAAGAAAGGAACAAACAAGAACACAATCTATCTGACAGAAATTATATCTGCGATTGGCCATAACATTCGCAACAAATATAGACTTAAACGAGACTCTGCAGCTGCTGCTAAAACCGGTGCCTTTATGCTGTACTCATTTGAAGAGCTTTCAATGATACAAGTTATGTTAGGTCAAGGTTCTAAAGGTCATGCCAGCTATATTGTGCAAGTCCTTGATGATGATTCTATTTGCAGCCTATGGGAATCTCTTGTAGCTAACCAAATTGAAAAGTTGCCTGCTGAAGTGCCATATGCTCCTTGGAAAGCTGCAAGGCATGAAACAGGCGCTTGGCTTGTAAAGACTGGAAACAAAGATGTCTTAGACAAACTGTCTGTTGAAAATCATCCTATTGTATTTGATTGTGTAAACAAAGCGCAGCAAGTTGGATGGCGTATAAACAAAGATGTTTACGATATTCATTTGTGGGCGCTTCGAAATAAGACTGATGCCTTTGCAGATATTTGGGAATTGCAGAATCCTGAAGCAAAAGCAACTAAACTTAGAGAAGCAAAAGCAATTGGAAGTATTGCAAAAAGGTTCTTAGATAAAAACTTTTATCATCTCTATTACTATGACTTCAGAGGTCGAAAGTATCCTGCTACGGCATATCTGCATGAGCAAGGCTCCGATCTAGCTAGAGGTTTGCTGCTTCGTGTTGATCAAAAACCAATAGGAAGAGAAGGCTTTTTCTGGCTGCTAGTGTCTGTTGCTAGTAACTGGGCTGGCGATGCTGGTAGAGATGATGGCGCAAAGACTGATAAGATTCCTCTAAAAGATCGATACATGTGGTCTCTAGATAATGAAGAAATATTGCTGTCTTATGCTGAGAAACCGAAAGTAAATCAAGGCTGGATGAAGGCTGATAAGCCATGGCAATTTCTTGCTGCATGCTTTGAATTTAAAAAGTTTAGAGATTGGCAGATGTCTTTCTTTGACGACTACATTGATATAGCAATGATTGATCAAGGTCTTGAAGCCCTGGGTGTAGATCCTTATGACTTCTCATCTAGTCTTGAATGCTATATTGATGGCAGTAATAACGGCTCACAACATTTGTCTGCATTGACTCGTGATGAGATTACAGCACCGCACGTTAATCTTGTTCCGTTAGACTTGCCAGGCGATTTGTACAAATATGTTGCAGATCATGTTTGGGATAGACTTGCAATTCAATTGAAGGCAATGAGTCCACATACTATAAAGTCTTGTGAAACCTTTATAGATAATCTTATTGAACTTAAAAAGCAAATTCATCTAGCTGAGCCTAAGAGTGACAAAAGAAAAGAGCTTATTGACGAGATTTTAAAGTTTAAAAATACTTATCAAAATCTATTAGATGTTGCTGCGCCAGTGTATTGGTCTAGAGTCGTAGACTTGAAACATAGACGAAAGGTTGTAAAGAGAAATGTAATGACTTTGCCATATGGCGGTACAGCTTATGGCCTAGGTCAGCAGCAAATTGATGATGCAAGAAAGCATGGTATTGATTTGTTACTACATATGGAACATAAGTGGGGCGCATATCTTGGCAGAGAAGTGTTTGAAGATTGTAGAATTTCATTGAAACGTCCAATGCAATTGCTATCTGTGTTTGAGCAAGCAGGTAAGAAAGCTGAAGCAGCTGGACAATTCTTGTCTTGGACTGTACCAGTTACAAACTTTCCTGTAGTTCAAAATTATACAGAAGGTAAAGTCAAAAAGATATGGGTTCAATATGGACCACCTGTAGGTGAGAGAAACAGCACAGGCTACTATGAAAATACATTGCAATTAGCAGTATGTTTTATTGAGGATGTTAAACCATCAAAAGGTAAACAATCTCAAGGCGCAAGCCCTAATGCAATTCATAGTCTAGATGCTGCACATCTTGCATTGACAGTGCATAGAGCAGACTTTCCATTGACCACAATCCATGACAGCTTTGGTTGTTTGCTTGCAGATATGCCTAAGTTGTTTAGATTGATTAGAGAAACTTTTGTGGAGTTGTATAGCGCTGATCCATTAACATCTATTATGAAAGATATTGATGGTGATATCAGTGGTGTTCAGTTTGGTACTCTTGACATCTCTTTGATTCTAGATTCAGAGTATTGTTTTGCATAGAGGATATTATGCTACAATTTAAAAACTTTAGAGAAGTCTATCAAGGCTTTAAAGATGGTAAAGTTCCATTTTGTGTTTTACAAGAGTCTGCAATGACTCAGGCAAGCTATCTTGATGGATTTGCAGATACGTATGATCCTAATGAGGAAATGACCCTTCAAAAGATTATTGAAATTCGAAATAGTCTTAGTGACTCTGAAGAAGATTCTTTTGTATATAACTTAGGAGGTGATCTATTCATCTGTGAAACGGAAGAGGATTTAAAACAAATTGAAGGTTGTGACTTTGAATGGGCTAAAACTCATGACGACAAATGGCCTAATGTGACTGACAAACCCATGTCGTGGGACTGCTGTGACTTTGTGGGAAAAGATCGTAGTTCAGGTTGGGCTGTGTTTCTGCTTTGTTGGAATAACGCTGGCGGTAATGTATATTATGTGCCAGAAATACTTTGGGAAGCCGCAAGACTTGAGGAACATCTGATTGAGCATCAACGTGTTTGGAGCACACAAAAGGATGACTAATGTTAATTACTAAGAAGAGTATATTGTCTGGCATCGAAAGAACGCTAGATATTCCAGTAACCCAAGAGGAGTTTGATAAATGGAATAGCGGAATGTTAATTCAAGAGGCAATGCCAAATCTTAGTCCTGATCAACGTGAGTTTATCTTGACTGGAATTGTGTCTGATGAGTGGGATTCTACATTTGAGGAAGATGAAAATGAATGAAATTAACTGTGTAAAAGTTCAAGTAACCGAAGCGGAAAGCGAAATGAAAATTCTTATTAGCATTGACTCACGTCAGCATCTCTGTATCGACTTTGATCCTAATTTCCTAGAATCAATTTTGAATGCAACTAGCGTTACGATTGACCGAAATTGGGACGGAGTTATTAAATCTATTGAAGAGGTCAAAGGAAAGCCAAATGTTATGATTATCAATGCGTCTGATATTTCTCCCAGGAAACCTGATACAAGCGAGAAGCTTAAGGCACTTGAAGCGTATCAGGCTAAACTTACGGCAGAAGCTGACGCTATTACTAAAGAAATTAATGCGTTGAACAACGCCTAAACCCGTTAAATTAACCCTCTAGGTGAGGGATTTAAATTCTAGTTTATCAAGGAAAGAAAATGGCTATCATTCGAGACTGTGAAATTTGGTTTGCAAAGCTTAATCCTAAGCGTCCTAACAACAAGTTCAACAAAAAGAACCCAACATGGGAATGTCAAATTCGTACTTATGACAAGGCTACAAAGAAAGCTTGGGAAGAGTTGAATCTGCCTGTAAAAGCTGTAGTACCTGATGAAGGCGCACCATACTTCCGTGTTAATCTTCGTAAGAAGTCTATTAAGGAAGATGGAGAACCCGCATCTCCAATCAAGGTAGTTAATGGGCATTTGGCAGACATTGATCCAGACTCTATTGGTAATGGTTCTATCGGCAATGTGCGACTGTTCCAATACGAGTATCCAAAAGAGGGTGGTGGCAAAGGCACTGCGTCTGTTCTGATGGGTATTCAGATTACGAAACATATTGTTTACAAGGCTAAGCCTCGTGATGATGAGTTCGGTATGACTGAAACGGAGACAATTGAGCCTTCTGAAGAAGAGATGGAAGCTGCATCTGAAGAAGACGCATTCTAAGAGGAAACAAAGGGCTATCTATAAAAGGATAGCCCTTTTTAATTTAAATGAGACCATACATTGCATTTTACAAAGGTAAGCAGCTTCAAGTAGAGGCAACATCCTCTTATGAAGCACAACAAAAAGCTGCAAAGCTTTTCAAAGCGAAAAAGAGTTATGAAGTAACAGTAATGCTGGCTGACGTAACTCATAGTACGCAACACATCTGAAAGGGACAATATGCGTTATATGTATACGATATATAAGGATGATGGGTCAGACACTGGACCAACCAGAGTTGACACATCTACTCGTATTGAAGAGATTAAGGAAAAAGATGTAACATGGCCATTCTATGTGGATGTCTATGATATGCTTGAAAATAAGCAGAAGTATACTCTCAGATCTCTTGATGATCTTGAAGGCTATATTGTGTCTTTAGAAAGAGCTGCTGCGTGGAAACCTGGAAAAGAAGATCCAAAGCTTCCATTGCCGGACAGAAATCTCAAAACCGCAGTTGGAATTAAAAAGCCTGGGATATCTGCAATACCGCCTGTAGCTATCTATGCTTTAGGCGCAGCAATGCAAGATGGCGTTAATAAATACGAAAAGTATAACTGGCGAGATGCTGGAGCTACTACTTCTATTTTCTTTGATGCTATGGCTCGTCATTTATTTGCTTGGTATTCTGGAGAGACTTACGCAAGTGACAGTAAAGTTCATCATCTTGCTCACCTAATGGCAGGTTGTGCGATTATGTTAGATTCTGAGTTGCACAAAACCTTAAATGATGACCGAAAGGCTTCAGAAATTAAGCAAGATGTGATTAATACGTTTATGAAGCTTATTAAGGAGTCTTAAATGTCGCGCTGGGTATTTGACATTGAAACAGATGCCCTGCTAAAAGACTGCACTAAGATGTGGGTCTTGGCAGCGCACAATCTTGATACTAAAGAAACAAAGCATTGGCTTGAAGGCGATCTTTCTTGGAAAGAAGAGTTTAGTAATGCTAAACTGATTGTAGGCCACAATATTCTAGGCTTTGACGTATTTGTGTTAAAGAAGTTGTTTGACTTTGAATTCCCAAAGACTTGCAACTTTCATGATACGCTATTGATGTCTCAAATTCTAAATTACAAACGATTTGGAAACGATGGACATAGCCTTGAACGTTGGGGTCAAGCCTTAGGTGATGAAAAGCATGAATTCAGTGATTGGTCAAAGCTCTCTCAAGAGATGATTGATTACTGTATTCAAGACGTTCTTGTCAGTGTAAAGGTTTATGAAAAGCTATTAAGAGAACTATCCGCTATTGCAGAGAAAGCTCCTGCTGTAAAACAATATTTAAAAGCTGAGCATGCTGCAGCTAAATGGTGCACTTATGCTAGTTTACATGGCTGGCCTTTTGATATTGTAAAAGCCAAAGAGCTTTATGCAAGACTTGAAGCTGAAATGCAAAAAGCCTATGATGCACTGTCTAAAAGACTTGGCTTAAAGACAATTCAAACAGACTTGAAGAAGGGTGTTGTAGAAACTAAGTTTCCGAAATGGACTAAAAATGGTTTCTATGATGTTCATACCGCTAGGTGGTTTGATATTGATCCGTGTTCAGGTTTTGAAGGTGAAGATAGAATGGTAGCAGGTGAATACTGTAGAGTAGAATTTGCACCGCTGTCTTTGGATTCTGTTGCAGATGTAAAAGTGTTTCTATATAGGAATGGCTGGCAACCAACTGAATGGAATACCAAAATCAATCCAGATACTAATAAGAAAGAAAAGACATCTCCTAAAGTAACTGAAGATAGTCTTGAGTTTCTTGGCGGCGATGGTAAGTTGTATACAGAGTTCTTAACCGCAAAATCTAGATATGGTATCTTAAAGACTTGGATTGAAAATACTGACTCTAATGGAATGCTTCACGGTGATATGATGTTGATTGGCACACCAAGTATGCGTGCTAGACATTCTATTATTGTTAACGTTCCTGCAGCAGACAGTCCTTGGGGTCCAGAAATGAGAGCCCTATTTACTTGTAAGCCTGGCTGGAAACTTATTGGCTGTGACTCGTCAGGTAACCAAGCGAGAGGTCTAGCTCACTATCTTGGTGATCAAAAGTTTATCGATACTTTGCTACACGGTGATATTCACCAGTACAATGCTGATGTTCTTACAAAAGTTCTTGAAGAGATGGGAGTTGTCTATGAAGTGAAGAGATCTCAAGCAAAACGAATTTTGTATGCTTTCTTGTTTGGTGCTTCTGGCACGAAACTTTGGAGCTACATATTCGGAAACATGGATGAAAAGAATGGCAAAAAGCTAAAAGCTGGCTTCCTGAAAGCTGTGCCAGGATTCAAAGCACTTATTGAAAAACTGGAGAGTATCTATGGGAAGACATCACAGTATGGAGACGGTTACATACCTTCTCTCGCTGGCAATCGTATTTATGTTGATTCCTTTCATAAGCTTCTTGTTTATCTGCTACAGTCTGCTGAGAAGATTACTTGCAGTTCTGCGCTAATGCTTACAATGGAACAGTTTGAAAAGGAAGGAATTCCTTTTATTCCTTGTATTTATTACCATGACGAAATTGACTTTCAAGTGCCTGAAGAATATGCTGAAAGAGCTGCTGAAATAGGTAAACGAGCATTTGCAGAAGGCCCAAAGTTGTTTGGAATTACAATTATGGGTGGTGATGCAAAAATTGGTAACAATTGGTATGAAGTACACTAAATGTTCTTCGCTATGCCATAAAGATGAGCGCTGTTCAATTACAGCCTCCGGTGCATGTGATTATTTGGAGAAAGAAATGTACGGTATTCAAGTAGTGTTTAATGAACGTGGATATTGGTCTAAGCCATACACTTACATGTATGAGAAACCAATTGCAAAAGGTTCTGTAGTTTTAGTTCCTACAAATAACTTCTTTAGCGTAGGCAAGGTTATAGACAGTGTAGCAAACTATGCGTTTAAACCTGATATTAAATATAAGAGCATTAAGTCTATCTTGGAGGTATAATGAATATATTTATTCTTGATAAAGATCCTTACAAGGCTGCTCAGTATTTGTGTGATAAACACATTGTAAAAATGTGCCTAGAAACAGCTCAAATACTTTCTACTATAAATGGCGGACCTTATAAGCCAACTCATCCAAAACATCCATGCACTATATGGGCTGGAGATTTTATGGGTAATTACAGATGGTTAGTTGCGCATGGCAAAGGTATTGCTGAGGAATACCGAGAAAGGTATGGAAAAGAACACAAGAGTGCAGAAGTTATCTATGCGCTTGAATGGCCTTTAAATCCAATACCTGAAGGTCATTCGGACTTTGCACTAGCTATGCCAATTGAATTTAAATCTGATGATGCAGTAGAATCTTATAGAAACTACTACATGAGTAAGAAAGAGTTTTGTAATTGGACTAATCGAGAAATTCCTGAATGGTTCTTGGAGAGATTAAATGTTTCATGTGCCTGAAAAGTTTAGAGTTAGAACTGGCATAATGGGCAGTGACATTACATTTGGAAACAATGGAGCCTTTGAAGTTTCCATTGTTTTAAATAAATGTAAGCAGAAACTGTTTGTGATTGCTTCTGACCAAGTTGGTTGGGAGCATGTCAGTGTAAGTAGGACAGACAGATGTCCTTTGTGGGATGAAATGTGCGCAATAAAAGACTTGTTTTGGGATGAGTCAGATTGTGTTATACAGTATCATCCGCCACACTCAGAGTATATCAACAACCACAGATTTTGTTTGCATTTGTGGCGACCAGTTGGTATAGATGTTATTCAACCACCTAAAATCTTAGTAGGAATAGAACAGGAGTGACGATGAATATTAAAGAGTACCTTTTAGTGTGTCTTGTCGAGGAGCTTTCCGAATTTCAACAAGAGATTTGTAAAGTAATTAGATTTACGCCTGAACACAAACATCCTGACAAGGATGAGACTAACTTAGAGGGTGCTTGTCGAGAATGGTCAGACATCATTGCAGTGCTAGAGTTGTTGGATCAACACAATATTGTAATTGATTCGGACAACAATCATATCGATAGCAAGATTGCAAGAATGCACAAATATATGAAACATTCTAAAATGTTAGGTACACTCGAATGAGCAAAATTGCAATAATTGATGGAGATGTTCTATGCTATCAGGCTTGTAAGCCAAGATGGGAAAAGAAAGCAAGAGTTGAGAATGGATTTTCATTTGTTAGTCTTGATGACGATGGTAAAAGATTACCGTTAGAATATACTAAAGATGAAGATAGAGAATATCTAGAAGAGTCGTGGGAGAACTTAAAGAAAGATCTTACAACTCTTATTGAAACAGTTTACTGCGATGATTATATAATGGCAGTAAAAGGTGAAAATAACTTTAGATATTTGCTATATCCTGAGTACAAGCTAAACCGTCATGCTGATCCTACAAAACAAAACCTATTTGTACCTGTTTTAAGAAAATTAGCAGTTGCGGAAGATTTAGCCGTAGAAGCTATTGGTTGTGAAGCCGATGATCTTATCAGAATCTGGGCAGAGCAAGCTAGGCTTCATGAACAAGATTATGTTATATGTTCTATTGACAAAGACTTAAAATGTATTCCTGGCAAACATTGGCTGATGCATAAGAAAACTCTAATAGAAGTTTCTGAGGCAGATGCAATGCGTCATTATTACGAACAGCTGTTAAAAGGTGACCCTACTGATAACATTCCTGGAGTGCCACGAGTTGGCGAGGTAAAGGCTTCTAAGATATTAGCACCACTTAGTACAGAAGCCGAGTTTCAAGAGGCAGTAGTTTCAGAGTATATAGCAGCTTACGGCGATGACTGGAAGAGTTTTCTTTTGTCTAATGCAAAAATGATTCATCTTCAAAGACATGCTACAGACTATTTTAATTTTAAAGAATGGCCAATTATTGAGGAGTTATATGGATGAACTAAAGCCGTGTCCATTTTGTGGAAACAAAGACATTTCTATTTCAGAACATGATGACAGAGTATGCGACAATGGTTATTGGAAAATACAATGCTCAAAGTGTTTTGTAGAAATGTCTGAAGCCTATTTAATTGGAAACTATTGTAAAGGAGATAAACCTCAGATGTTAATTCAAGTTAAAAATAAATGGAATAGACGACATGAAATTCGAAGGTACGTTACCAAGCTTGAATCCAGGCCAAAAGGTTACATCTGCGAGGATTAGTAAGTTCAATAATGGACACTGGCATTTTCCTGAACAAATGGGAGAAGGTGTTGGCTTTATCTATGTAATACGAGATAAGGTTCTTGAACGAATGTATCTTGGTAAGAAAACTTACTATGGTGCTGGTAAATTAAACAAAGGAAAAGAGTCCGATTGGAGACGATACTCATCGTCTTCAAAAGTTCTAAAAGAATTGTTTAAACACAGACCTAAAGATGAATTTGATTTCATCTGTCTTGAGCAATATAAAACAAAAGGTACGCTGTCTTATGCAGAGACTTGGACTCTTTGTCTTGTAGAGGCTCCAACAAGTAATGTATGGTACAATACATTAATTGAAAAAGTTTCGTGGAACGTAAAGGAGCCTGTGTCACAGAGACATAAGGATAGGCTTCAGAAGGTAATTCAATGGCATAAATTTGAGGAGTTATAATGCGTGCTAAAGCATTTAAATGGATATCTGCACTTTCAGCTTTAAGCGCTGTTGGTTTGTTAATTTATCTTACGTTTGAAATGTTCAGCAGGGCTGAGTTTACAAACACAGATCTAACAATACTGACAGTTAATTTTGTTTTGTTAGCTGCGTTATTCAAAGAAAATGGGTAAAATTGTTGTCAGAAATCAACCATGCTTAAGTAAAGAGTGTGGATCGCATGATGCAAGACAGATATATGAAGATGGTACTTCTTTCTGTTTTTCGTGTCAATCATTCTTTCCAAAACAAGAAGGTGAAGTTATCGAACAACGAGATCAAAAGGCTCCTAATTTCTTCAAGCCTAAAATATCTGTAGAAGAAATAAAAGAACTTCCAGTTCGTGGTTTTAAAGAACGAAAAATCACAAAGAATGTAACTGAGTTCTTTGATGTAAAAGTTTCGTATAGTGATAGTGGAGAGATTGATACTCACTATTATCCGTATGATAACAACAAGTCTTACAAAATTAGAAAACTTCCGAAAGACTTCTCATGGCTTAACAAATCAAACGGTTTGTTCGGTCAATCAAAGTTTAATGGCGGTGGAAAAAGACTTATAATTACTGAGGGCGAAATAGATGCCTTAAGTATTGCACAAGCTTCTCTTGATAAGTATTCTAAAATTTATCCAGTTGTAGGCATGTCGTCTGCAGTAATGTCAAAGTCACTGCTTGAAAACAGAGAGTGGATAAGATCTTTTAATGAAGTTGTTTTGTGTTTAGATTCTGATGAGGCTGGACAAAAGGCCACTGAAGAAGCTATTAAAATAATTGGCATTGACAAGGTAAAGATTGCTAAGTTACCTTGTAAAGATCCAAATGAAGTATTAGTCAAATTTGATAGCAACCGTCTTCTACAATGTGTATTTGATGCTGCTGCATATGTTCCTGCAGGTATTATTAACAAAGATGCCTTGTGGGAAGCATTGCAAAGCTACAATAGCATTGAATCAGTTCCATATCCTGGATGCTTAGATGGTGTAAATTCTAAGCTAAAGGGTATGCGTCCTGGTGAGATTGCCTTGTTTATTTCTGGTACTGGCAGTGGCAAATCTACTGTATTACGAGAGATAATGCTGCATCTACTAGAAAGCACCAAAGATAAGATAGGCGTAATTAGCCTTGAAGAAGCGCCTGCGGAGACTGCTAGGAAACTTGCAGGTATGGTGCTACAAAAGAATCCAGCTAAGGAAGAAATTCCATTAGATGAATTAAAAATAGGTTTTGACAAGGTCTTTGGAGATGATCGAGTTGTTCTTCTTGATCATCAAGGTTCTATTAATGATAGCAGTATTGTCGATCAACTTGAGTATATGTGTCTAATTGGATGCAAATACTTATTTATCGATCATATTACAATTCTAGTCTCTGAGGGTGTTGAGAACTTAACAGGTAATGAAGCGCAAGATAAAGTAATGAATGACTTGCTAAGACTTGTTAAACGACATCCTGTCTGGATTGGCTTGGTATCACATTTACGAAAAGCTCCAGGTGGTGGAAAATCTTTTGAAGAAGGTAAACTTCCGTCTATTGATGATATTAGGGGCTCTGGCTCTATCAAGCAGATTTCGTTTGATATAATTTCCTTTGCAAGAAACTTAACTGCAGATCACGAAGTTGAGAGGAATACAATTAAAATGCGTATTCTAAAATCAAGACATACTGGTTTGACAGGTACAGTCAAAGGCGCTAGATATGTTTATGACACAGGTAGACTAATCGGTGTTCAAGAAGATGTATCGGAGGATTTTGTATCACTATGAAATCAGATTCAACAAACAAGAAAAGGGTAACAATGAATCAAATTCAGACACCGTGGTCACCTGTTGGCTATTTGACTTACAAAAGAACGTATGCACGACCATTAGAGGGTACTGATGCTACAGAAGAATTCGAAGACACTGTTGAGCGAGTTATTACAGCCTGTAGAGATCAACTTAACGTTGGCTTTACTGAAGAGGAAGAAGATCGTCTTCGTGAATATTTCTTGAGCCTTAAGTGTTCTGTAGCAGGTCGATTCCTTTGGCAGCTTGGTACACAAACTGTTGACAGGCTTGGCTTAGCGTCTTTACAAAATTGTGCCTTTACTGTTGTAGATCATCCTATTCGCCCTTTCTGCTGGGCAATGGATATGTTAGCTCTTGGTGCAGGTGTTGGCTATAACATTCAACACCAGCATGTAGATAAGCTTCCAATTGTTAGAGACTGGTTTAAACCACCTACTAGACTTGACAATGGAGGTGCAGATTTTATTATTCCTGACTCAAGAGAAGGTTGGGTTAAGTTTCTTGGCAAAACGCTGAAAGCAGCTTTCTTGTCTGAATCTAAAGACAAAGGTACTTTCACGTACTCTACTCAAGCAATTCGTGGAAAAGGGACGCCCATTAAAGGCTTTGGTGGTGTAGCCTCTGGACCAGAAGATCTGTGTTGGGGTATTGGCAAGATCTCTGAGATTCTTGTTAAGCGTAGAGGAAAGAAGCTGAGACCAATCGATGCCTTAGATATTATGAATATTATTGGCCATATCATTGTGGCTGGTAATGTTCGTAGATCTGCTCAAATTGCAATCGGTGATCCGGACGATGTTGAGTATTTGCTAGCTAAGCGTTGGGATATGGGAAGTATTCCTTCTTGGCGTGCAATGTCAAACAACAGCGTTGCTGTAGATGATATTAGAGATTTGCATGAGTACTTCTGGGATGGCTATGAGGGCAAGGGTGAACCATATGGTTTGATTAATCTTCGTCTGTCTAGGAAAGTAGGTCGTTTGAATGAGGAACGCTATCCTGACCCTGAAGTCATGGGTTACAACCCATGTGCTGAACAGTCATTAGCACCCTATGAGACATGCTGTCTTGCTGAAGTGTTCTTACCTAATGTAGAGTCAAAAGAAGAATTTCTTGATATTTTAGAGCTGTTGTACCGAATAAACAAACACTCATTAACATTACCTTCGCATCATCCTGAGACTGAAAGGATTGTGCATAAGAATATGCGTATGGGTATTGGTTTGACAGGTATTTTGCAAGCAACAAAAGAGCAAAACAGCTGGATGTCTGAAGGTTACGAATATCTTAGAGACTTTGACGATCGTTATTCAGAAATGAATGACTTTAATCGCTCTATTAAACTTACTACTGTTAAACCGTCTGGAACTCTCTCGCTGCTTCCCGGTGTGACACCTGGTATTCATCCTGCATATGCTCAGTATATGTATCGAAGAATCCGTATCGCAGCAAGTCATCCACTTGTTGATACATGCAGAGAAAATGGCTATCCAGTAGAGTACGTTCGAAACTTTGATAACTCAGAAGACTACAACACTGTTGTTGTAACCTTCCCGTTCTCATATCCAGAAGGAACTAAGCTTGCCAGTGAAATGACAGCTTTAGATCAACTTCGTGAAATCAAGCGATTGCAAGAAAATTGGTCTGATAATAGTGTTTCATGTACCGTGTATTATCGCAAGGAAGAGATTCCAGAGATTAGAGAGTATTTGAATAAGCACTATAAGAACAATCATAAGAGTTTGTCGTTCCTTCTGCATTCTGAGCATGGCTTTAAACAAGCGCCTTATGAAGAAATCACAAAGGAACAATATGATGAATTGGTTTCAAAAACAAAAGTCATTAGTTCCATCGCAGCAAAACTCGACTTCGATGGAGGAGAGGAATGTTCAACGGGTGCATGTCCAGTCCGCTAAAAAGGCTGAAGTAGTGCTCAGTGATGGCTCTTTTGCAGCTATTCATCAGATCAAACTAGGACATTTACTTCTAGCAGCTGATGATAATGAGTTTATGAGAGCTGCCAAGTTGATCGCACTTGCTGTTAGAATTGATGATAAAGATGTTTCTTTGCAAGATGCATTAAATCTAGGTGTTTCTGATTTTAACACAATCATGGAACAGCTAATGAAGTATAGATAAAATAAGGCGGGGTTAAATCCTCGCCTTTTTAATTGAAAGGACGATATGAGTAAGTTTTATATGCTTTATGCAGAAGGTCAGCAGACACCTGCCAGGAAACATGCGACAGTTGAAGAAGCTGAAGCAGAGGCAAAAAGACTTTTAATTTCACAACCAAGATTGACTAAAATTTATATATTAGAATCACACTCTGTTGCAGAACGTGAAACACCTCCTGTTGCAATTTTTAGGATAAGCTAATGACTGTTACATTTCAACCAGTTGGCAATGGCTATTTTGAAGTGCCCAATAGGGCATATAATCTAAGTGAGCCAGAAGACCCTATATACAATCCTAGGATGCTTCTTGAGCAGATTTTCCCTTACATAAATTTGTCTAATATCAATGCTGGCATTATGCTTAGGTTTATTGGAAACTACAATGAAGACCTTTGTGGTGAAATCAAGACAAATGAGTTAGATGCATTTATTACCAAAATAAATAAACTTGAAAAGGAGACTACTGATGATTACACAAAGCGGTTTTTGATAAGGCTAGACAGAGTTGCAAGGATCTGTAAGGAAATTAAAACTTCTTTAGTATGGAGCTGATATGAAGCTAAAATTAAAAGACGAGATAGAACTTGAGCTATTTCAGCAAGAGCTTATTGAGCTTATTGTAAAGCATAGAATTAATGAAAAAACAAACATTCCTGATGTAATACTAGTCAAGAATATTGTTTACAATATAAATCAACTTCAACAATTTGACTCTGATATGGGAGATTTCTTTGAGTCATCTCGTGATGTTGATTCGGATGGCGATGCAAGGTCAGCCTTGGCATCTGCCGGTTTTGGGACAGATGAAGATTATGGTAGTTTCGGTGGAACAGACGATTAAGAAGGCAATTATTGAGAAATTTATCCAGAAGTCAAAAGATTATCTTAGGATAAAATAGTATCTTATATGAAAGGAGACAACTTGAAGAAACCTTGCCGTAGCCCATATTGTGAGTGTACAAAAGGAAAATGCACACATCCTGGCTTTTATGATGCAAGACATGTTAAATTCAAATGGAAAGGAAACGAGATGGACAGCTTTGACAGTAGACTTAGACAAATTCTTAATATGTTTGGAATTGACAGCGATATAGGTGTTCCTGACTATATCATTGAAAAATTTATTTGTGACATAATTGACAGTCTGACAGAAATGTATCAAGAGTGCAATGAAGGCCAAGATCTATCTAATGTAGAAAGTATTGCCGAGGATGTGCTCATTGAGCAGTTTAGGACAGCTTTCCGCGATCTTAAAAAAGAGCTTAAGATGCACAAAAATACCCTTTCGGAGACTAACAAATGAGTGGAGGTCATTTTGATTATATGCAAGAACGTTTAAACGGTGTTGTAGATGAAATGGAAAATCTACTTAGCAAGCCGGATGACTTTGGGTTATCAGAATATGCTATAGAAAAGATAAACGAGGCAATTAAAAATGTAAAAATTGCTCAAGTCTATATTCATCGTGTTGATTGGTACATATCAGGCGATGATGGGGAAGAAACCTTTAAAAAGAGACTAGAAGAGGATTTGTCTAATGTTTAAACCTTTGTTAGCACCTGGGGAAGATCCAAAGTCTTTTCCAGATTATTTTAAAAAGCTTAACTATCCTTTACTGTGCTCTCCGAAGTACGATGGTATTAGATGCATCGTGAAGGCTGGCAAATGTCTGTCTAGATCTGGAAAAATACTACCTTCACTTCAAGTGCAAGAGCAGTATTGGTATTTAAGAGATCTTGACGGAGAGCTTATTGAAGGCAATGCAACAGACTTTGATGTTTACAATAGAACACAAAGTCATGTAATGTCAGAAGATAAGCCTGGCGAATTACATTATCATGTCTTTGACTATACGCATCCAGATGTGCTGTCTAAGCCATTTTACGAACGCTTAGAAATGGCAGAAATAATAATCAAAGACTATATGCGTCCTGACGTTTCTATTGTAGAACATGTAGATGTTTCTAACTATGAAGAATTGTTAGAGTATGAAAGCAAGTGTCTTGAGCAGGGTTTTGAAGGCATTATGATGCGTAACCCGATTGCTGCCTATAAACAAGGCAGAGGTACTTTCAGAGAAGGCATCATTTATAAATTGAAACGTTTTGAAGATTCTGAAGCTGTGATTATTGGTTTTGTAGAACAAATGACAAATCAAAACAGTCTTGAAAAGGATGAGCTTGGATACGCTAAGAGATCTTATGCAAAAGACGGATTAGTTCCTGCAAATACTCTTGGTAGATTTATTGTGCTATGGAATGATATTGAATTAGATATCGCTCCAGGTAACTTTAACCA